ACTCCACCAATATCTAATTCAACTCCATGACGGACTCGTATGTTACCACTAATATTTCTAATCGCGTCTGTCTGTATGCCACCTTTAAACGGTGGTCTGTTTCCGCCTGCCGCGGAGAAAAACTTACCGCCGTAAACCATGATCTCTTCGACATACCAGCCGTCATAATCACCGCCGACAATCTGTTGACCGATTGGTAAATCAGGTTCTAATGGCGAATGTAACACATGATAATCAACAATGATCCCTTCTTTTAATTGTGTCCATTTTATAGGATCGAGTTGAGCTGCTGCGCCTGTGATTGCGGCATTCGCTTTAAAGAATGCCCAGTCGTCACCATAAATATCACCTGGAAGCTGTAAATGCCACATGACCACTGCGTTAGCTGCATAGTTTGCTCCCGGCGTGTACACTGTGTAATTAGGAATTGCTCCTTGTCTTATTCGATATTGAAATGCAAGTCCGTTACATACTTTCCATGTTTGACCAAGCTTATTCCAGCCCTTATCAATAGGGGATAACGATCCCGGATATTGAGGTACTACATCAAGAACAGGATGCTCTAAGTCAAGTGTGATTGTTTTGATGGCATCTAGATTAATTTTTCCTTTTCCGTTTAATGTTGCTTGTATATATTCAGGACCATCTTCAATTGGATCGCCTCCAACTATAAAGCCTCCTATATTTGTTGCAAATGGTTTTAACATACTAGGTCCGTCATCTGACCATTCAAAAATCGGCGGTTCTGTATCTTGCGTATTATTTAAAATAAAAACATTTCCGTTAAATGAATTTTTTACGCTTGTGCTGTTCCATATTTCTAAAGGATCACTTATCGAAGGAATTTGTGTAATTGCATAATCTGTTAATAGCTGCTGATCATCCGGGTTATTTGGGTCTAATATTTTACCGAAATCATAAGCATTTAAACGTCCGCCGTTTCCTGTTTTAGCATTTAATTCGTTTTGGAATTTTTGATCTACTTGTTGTCGTTGCTGTGATTCATTTTCAATTTTTTTATGTAATGTTTGCGCTTCATCATTAAGTTTTTGTGTTTCATTTTTTAAAGCTTGATCTCCTGTAATTCGTTGACTTGTTTCTTGTTTTAACATATCTTCAATATTTTGAAAAAGTTTTGGAATATCCTCAAGTCCATCACCAACTAAGCTTTTTATTCTATTTGACAAATCATCGATTATTTCTTTTAATTTCTCCGGCAACCCTTTAATATTTTCCGCGTCAATATATTTTAATGATTTCCATCGGTCAACTCCATTCCCGAGTTTAATAAAAAGTTTTCCGTCTATTGTTGTTTCAAATCCAAATACTGCTTTGTAAAGTTTTGGATTAGTCGACTCCCATTCGTGGGTGGTTCCATAAAAATGTTGTACTACTGCGTTCATTTTCTTTCTCCTCTAGTTTTTTCTTCGACCCATTAAAGTCATTTGATTCCTATTACCCTTTGCGGTCTGCCTGTCTCAATCGCTTTTTCAATATCTTGCCATGCGGCAACCGGTAATCCTGTAGAATACATAAATCCTTTTAAAGCATTAACTCCCGCTTTTCCCCATTGTTCATCTGAAATATTATTTATCGCGCGTATGCCCTGATCTAATACAGGGAAATTACTTCGTCTGGGTGTTGTTATCTTTCCATTTCTAAGTAAACTTTCTGCGGCATAAGATAAATCGCCGCCAAATATTGGTATCATTGATATTGGCATAACAAGAGCGTCTATTCCGCGATTTTTTAAATTCCATTCTTCATCGTCATCTTCCTCGTGCATGGCGCCGATAACGATTGCTAATAACGCGTATATTCCCCATGTCCATAACGCATTTAAAACTCTGCCTTGTTTAATGTTTACCGGTGCGTCTATAAATAACTGCTGGAAAATCGATGCTATCGGTGTTTGAAACAGCATGAACATTTTTGCAAGAGGATGTTTTTCTCCTTTTAATAATTGAATCTGGTCCATCAAGACTGATGACGGCTGGCAGTCTCTTACAACTTGATCCGCGTATTTTACCGATTCAGCTTCAACTTCCTCTGCGCTCATGTCTGTATTTTTTTTATTCAATTCTGCGAGTTTTTTATTATATGCCGCAAGCCATCCCGGCATAACGCACACAGCGTCAATCCACTCCTGACCTTTCATTCCAGTTGATTCTATTTTTGCAAGTACCGCTTCAGCTTTTCCCAGTTTGCCTGTTAAATACATCCTCTCCATTTCTTTAACAACAGCCGCAGCAGGATCGAAATACCGCGCTTTCATGTAAACGCTTTTTTCGCGGATCATATCGCGCGTTTCCTGTTTAAGACATGACGCGCCGGCAGCCGCGTATTGCCAGGGAAATACATATTGAAAGAACGGCGGCGGACTTTCAATCGATTGTTTAACAATGCTTGCGATTCTCCATCCGAGTACCGCGGCAGGGTAATGTCCCTGTAACATCCTGCTCATTTTATTAAGAGCGGCGTAATTATCCTGTACAGGCGGAGCTGCCATCTCTTGTATGAATTTTTTAATAAAATCCAGAGCCGCATTAGAATATCCGCTTTTTAATGTATCGCGTAACGCTTCACTGTCTTTTCCCTGAAAAATATAATCTAGCTCTTTAAATAGCGGATCATACGCCATTAAATGTTCCTGTTTCACAACCATACGATCCCACATAGAATAAAAACCTGCTTGTATTGCCTGCTGTCCGAATGACGGTATATCAACCCTGCCTTTTGTAAATCCCTTGTTTAAACAATGTGATAACCCATTATCCGCAAGAGCTTGGTCAAGATGTTCTTTTTCTTGTGCAACAATCCCCAGACGCATGAGCGGCATGTAGTATTGTTCGCTTCCTAACTCCTCGTTATATTCACGCGCGACAAACTCTTTTAACCGTTCGTAGTTGCTGTCGTAATCTTCTCCGATAATATTCATTACCAGCTTATATTTTTCATTCCCTTCTTGCGCGAAAAAATCATCCAGTTTTTTCATGTCATCGTGATAACGTTCTGCTATCTTGCTTTCAAGTTCCATTTGTCCGATTAAATCCCGATTGTCCGCAAGAGCCTTTATTGCGTTTCTCTCTTCCTGGCTTGCGAAGTTACCAAAGATAACAGCGTGATTCGCCCGCTCGTTAAATTGCGCGTAATAGAACGTAAGCATTTCATCAAGTGTTTTTTCTTTACCGTCAAACGTTGTAAATTTAATCCGTCCAAGGTCTTTTAAATCGATTTTCGCGTCTTTCAATTTTTTCTCGACCTCTTCGCGGCGCCGGAATACATTGCTGTTCTCTTGATTAAACGCGGCGTATTCTCTCTGTGTTATGAAGTTATATAAGAAACCGTCAATACCGCCCTCTAATTTACGGAAAAACCTTCTTGCGTTATGAAGCGCGTACCATACGCCTTTTAATCCTGACCGTTTTTCTTCTTCCAATTTTGTAGAAGCAGTACCTTGCATTCGATATCCGATCGCGTTTTTTGGTATATGTTCTTGAATCGTTTTTAATATTTTTTCTCTCCCTTCTTCTCTTAATTGTGATCTTGCTTCTTTCCTGGCTCCTTCGCGTTCCCGTCCTTCCTTACGCAGATTGCTTACAACTCCTGCAAGCGTTTGTATATCTTCGATAGTAAAATTTTCTACTTTGAAACGCCGACCGGCATACTCGTTTCTTTCTGCTTTAGGATCAGGTTCTAACAGACCTTCCAGCTTAAAAAGTACGTCCGCAGGGATAAGGTCTTTCATTTCTTCACGGATTCTATTGTATTCATCTTCGCTTAACTTACGCGGTTCTTCAGTAATATCTATACCTATTTCTTCAAAAATCGCCTGATGATCAAGCAAGTGTCTGTAAAGAACACGCCTGTCGTGTGCGTTGATTTTACCGTATGCGCGTACCTTTTGTGCTGCCGTATCTTCGTATACTATTCCCTCAATACGCTTGTAAACTCCCTTCGGTAATTTCTTTTTTAAATCCGCGCGGTATTCTGCGTTAGTTGCAAATTCATTATAGAGTTTACGAATATCTTTCGCGCCTCGTCCTATAAACCTTGCTACCGCTTCGTAACTGTCAAAATGCGCCTGTATCCATTCGATGTATTTCGCTTCATGCAGGCTCACAGTTTTTAAATCAGGCTTACGCAGTATCAATCGGATATTTCTTTTTTTAATTTCCCGAATATCTCCGATTGCTTTTAATTCCGCTTGTATGCGTTCGCTCTCTCTCAATTGATTTTGTAATTCCATGAATGCTTCTTTCTGGCTTGGAAGTAAATCCTCGCGCATAAAACGTTCCATTTCATTTATAGTACTGCGTACCTGTTTATGCGCTTTCGCAAGTTCCTTTGTTCTTTCGCGGCTTGTCTTTAATCCTTCATTGCTTGTGTCCAGCGCTTCCTGTTCCAGTAATATCTGTTCTTTGCGCGCGTTGCTTCTTGCAAGATCAAGGTAGCGTCTGTATTCTTTAAAACCTTCCTCGCGTTCTGCGATGAGTTTTTTTGCTTTCGCCATATCTTCTTTAAGCTGTTTTTCGTAATCTTCAAGTTCCGAATCGTACAGCCATAATTTTCTATCTTTAATTTTTTTCCTTATCCTGTCGCTGCTTAGGCGCCGTGCGATTCGTTCAAGTTCTTCAGGGCTTTGCTTTTCAAGATATTCCTCATCAGCCAGACCTTCGGTATCAAGGCGTTTAATGCGTTTTATATCGTTTTCTTCCGGCAGCCATGTTTCATCGCCTGTCATCATCGCCCATGTATCCATGTACTGAAGCGGACGGTTGCGAATCATTCCCCGGATAATTTGTTTTGTATGCTTGTTAACTTTTTTTCCCGCGGCGATATTTTCAAATGCGGCTTTCCAGTTTCCGTTATTAGTATTAAAAACAGTTCGTACTCTGTCATAAATCGCTTCGTTTTGTTTGGTCTCCTCTTCAGTCTCGCCGCGCTGTCTGCCGTCATGCTGCCAAAAATACGCTCTCGATATTAAATCATCAAATCCTTTTTCAGTATTTATCATGTCAACAAACGATTTCGCTGTACGTTCTTCGCCTGCAAGCTTCGTGCGCAGCGTTTCATTATCATTTTTCTGATATATTTCTTTTGCGCCATCAACTAATGTATTAAAGAAAGCACCGTCTTCCGGTTTCCATTTATTTTTTTGATATGCGTTTTCTTTAATTACCTTCTCATCTTTTGCCATTCTTTCAAGCCAGGACATTTCCGATTTACTAAATATCTTCGCAATGTTCACGTAAGTTTCAGCATCGATGCGCGGCACTCCGTTTTTCTCCAGTAATTGTACTGAGTCCTGCCATTTATCCTGTCTTACAAGATTTGCCGCTTCCAATGCGATTGATATATTTGCTCCGTATGCAGCTAACGCCGTAGCTGCTGCGTCCGCGGATACTCCCGATATAGCGTTTGTCGCGTCTTGTGCGTTTCCATTCTGCGCTGCTCTGGCTATAGCGTCGAAATATCCCAATGCCTTTGCTTTTTTATAAACCTCATCCGGCATCGCTAAATAGTCTGCGTAATATTCCGCCATTTCCGCGCCGGATTTAAATCGTGCCGCTTCCTTTACTATTTCAGGATAATTAATTATGAACTCCGAAAGTCCTGCATCACGGAACGCTTCGCTGTAAAATGTTTGTGTAATATCTATTTCGCTTTCACCATAGATAACATAGTTGTATCCTTTCTTCGCTCCGATTTTTTCCATGTTCTTATCAAAATATTTCGTTCCTCTTACGCCCAAATGATCCAACAAAAGCGACATTTCTTTTTTACCTATTCTTTCCGCAAGGGTATTATAAAAGTCTTCTCCTGTTAATGTTTTTTTTATTTCTTCCCGCGCAGCTGCCTGCGCTTCCTCAATCGTTTCCCATTTCGCCTTACCGTTTATCGATCTGTAAAATCCGTAACTGCTGTCATGAAATTTTCGTATATTGTATGCAGAATTAAATTCGGATTTTCCGTTTTTGTTCCATGTTATTAAAGATTCCGCGATTTTTCTTACCGCTTCAGGCTGTTCTGCTATCGTATTATCCCAATGGAGCAGATTGGTATCATCGGGTATACTTGCATTTAACAATTGTCCTTCTACACCTTTAGTTTTAGATATTGCGTTTTGCGCCCACTGCGCCGCTTCTTTCTGGCTGTAGAATGTCCGTCCCCAGCCGTGCTGAAAGTAATTTGATCTGTTCAAATCGTTTATAAACGGGCTGCCGTGGAAAGCTGTTTGGAAATAAATTTGATTTTCTTCCGGAACTATTCCTTTATCATAGTAATTTATTATATCGTTAATAACTTTGTTTTCGTTAGCATTTGTATATTCAACATAAGCTTCATTATCCAAATTTTGTTTATTTGCAAAATCGATTATAACATCGCCGTTATTATACTGGATAAATCTTCTGATTTTTTTCGCTTGCTCTGCGGTAGGCACTCTGGTTAACTGTAAGCCCCCGCTTTCAGGCGATACCCTGATATTACCCATTTGCATAAAACCCAGCATCCCGGGTGTATATTCCTTACCTTCATGTTTAAAATAATCCATTTCACGATGATCTAATGCTCTGTGTCCCGGAGATCCTCCTTCAGTCTTTCCTGAAAAATCAAGCATGGAACCATCTGTTAAAAGATATCCGGCTTCGCGGAAGTCAGCAGTTGTTCCGTAAACAGCCTTGGCTGTATTGATTATTTCCTTTTCTTCAGCAGTATGTTCTATATCAGATAATTTTTCTGAAAAGTAAATACTATTTTCTTCCGTAAAATAATGCTTGACTTCTTTATTATCCTGTATTAACCTTGCTATAGGCTCCAAGTTATGTTGGATCATATCGACAGCATTGGGCTGCAAGTGATTCATCACAGCTTGGAGCTTTTCTATATTGGTATAAAGTAATTTTCCTTGATTTATCCAATTTAACCAGTTTTTAGTATCTTTTGGGTATAATCCTCTAATCTCCGAAACATTTGTTCCTGATGCTCCTTTATCAAAATGGATACCTACTAGAAAATTTGTGTCGTTTTGTTTTACATCAATAATTACATTCCGCGCTTTGTAATTTTTTCCATAAAAAAAGACAGCAATAGGTTTGTTTATTTCTTTGACAATATCCTTTAATAGCGCAGGATCAAATGTGTGTTTTCTGCTATTTGATTTTTCCTTTAATCGTTTTGCTGTAAGTTCAATCTCATGTCCTGCCGGAAAGCCTGTTCTTCGTAATATTTCGCCTGGCGTGCCGAGCTTAAATACATGCCTTTCTTTGAGTTCTCCTTTTAAGAATAGATCAAGTTCTTGATTAAATTGGTTATTTATTTCTTCAAGATTTGTTTGGAAGTATACCTGCTCCGCCAATTTTACAGCTGCCTCGCAGCGCGCTTCTTCAGGCAGACTTTCATCTTTTATATCGCGTTTTAGTTTTTCTGAATATATTTCGTATTCTTCGCTTTCGCTAACGCTTTTTGTATTTTTATTATCGTTTTCTTTTGTTTTTGTAACACTTTCTGAAGATTTATTAACGTTTTCCGAAGCTGCCGCATTTGCTTCCTCCCCGAATAAATTATCAAATAATGAACGTACTTCCGGCGTTAAGAATTTTCCTTTTTCAACAGCGTCCGCAAGGTCTTTTAAAAACTCTTTAATCTTGTCATATAGATTTTTCAATGTAGTATTCTGTACCGACTTTGGACCTTCTTTCAGATATGCTTCCGCGCCGTAGGCAAGTTTCTCCATCGCCTGCCGCGTCATCTGCTCTTTGCCGGCAGCGTCTGCGCGATTGTATTCATCCATGCTGAAACCTGCCGCTTCCATCATTTCGCGGTAAAGAGCCGGATCAACAGCTTCCGCCAATTTCGTAAAGGCGTGCACTCCCTCGTGAATAAATGTGGAAAAATCCGCATCCCGCGCAGCGTATATCGCCTTGGTTACTCCGTCCGCGCCTGTCACCGCAAAGCCGTGTATGCTCGCCATTGCTTCCTCGCGCTGCGCGTCTGTCAGGTTTTCCTGTATTTGCTGTACCGCCGCGGCATCCGTTAATACGCCTTGTTTTGTCGCGATATATCTGGCTGCCTGCTCGTCGCTCAAGTTCATCTGATGTAACCAGCCTTGTTGTCTGCCTCCTGTCATCCGGTTCATAAAATTATCGAAGCTCATGCCGAACCATTTCCGCCCGATAGTATCGTAAAAATTAACAGTCGTATTTACTTCTGCGTCACCCATCTTTGTATCAAGCGATTTTAGCTGCCCTTTAAAATTTTGTTTTGCCGCGGTATCCGCCTGCGTATCCGCGGTAGAGTAGGGCTGCCTGTCAAAATTAAAACCGTATACTTTCTTTTCGTTCTTTACCGTGTTATTCGCTTGCTCTCCCCAGCCGAAACGCAAAGAAGCGCCTGCGCCGTTTGGCGCGTAACGTTGTCCCGAATATTCAATCTCTTTACCTATATCGTTAGCGAAGTTTTGCAATATCTCATTTTGTAATCCTTCATAATTTTTTCCTATTCTGAATTCAGTAATTGCTGCTTTATCTCCGCGTATTTCTGCTTTTCCAATAGCGTAACTGTTCTTCTCGCTCTTGTGCGGATCGCCTGCCGCAAAATCAATTTCAACTGTACCATTCGATTCAACATGGCGGCTAACCTCCATGTAAAGATTTTTATTATCGTCCCTGTAAGTATTTCCGCTTGTATCCATCGCGCCGTAAAGACGCTTGTTTTTTAATTCTTTTGCGCGCTCGGCTTCTTCCTGTTTAACTTTCTTTTGACCTTCAGCGAACGCCGCTTTTTGATGCGCGAGCCTTTCTTCTTCGGGAAGATGTTTCCATATTTCCGAATCTTTTGTCCGGTTTATATATTCTGCTTCACTTTGTGATAACTCAGCTTCATCTTTAACATTCTGCCATGACTTCATAGAAGCGTTAGCGTTCATTCCTGTACCGGCAATCCCAAGGAAGATAGAAGCCATCGCGCCGCCTTTAAATGCTTCAAATAATGCTGTTTTTATTTCTTCCGGATTATAAGTTTCAACACCGCCTCCTTGTAATGCGTTAGCGACTTCAAACGACATGATGCTTGTAAACTCTTGTAATAGTTCTTCTAATCCTTCTTCCAGCATTTCACCGGCATATTCGCCGCCGAGTTTTAAAGCGGTTTTTAAAAATAATCCTTTACCATGCGCGTTTTTAATAGTGTTTGCTGTAGCTTTTTCTATTAATACTCTTGAAACGTTATCTGTTAATAAATTTCTCCCCGCCATTTTAACGGCGCCGCCTGCGATAGAAAGCGCGTTTCCTAATACAACTTCAAAGCCTGCTTGTATTGCGCTCGAAAGAAGCGAAACGCCGTTAACAACTTCGTGTTTCGCGCCGGCATCGATTAACGCGGCATATTCAATATCGCGCACTAAACCCATACTTGTCGTGAACGCGGCGGCTGTTCCAACGCCGGGCGCGAGAAGTGAACCTATAAACGCTGTACCCGCGACATAAGCAGTAAACGGCAAGGATTCTGCGGCGGCGCCTAAACTTCTCATTAAAAAATTTCTGTCTTTTTCGTTTGGGTCAGAATTGTAATATAATTCTTCTTGAAATTCTTTTCTTAATTTTTGTATTTCTTCTGCATATTTTGTATCGCCTCTGCTGTTTGCTTGGCGTAATTCACCTCCTAATCTGGAGTTTTCAAATATACTCGCTCCTGAACGCAATTTATTTAATATAAAATTTCCGGCTGTTCTAGCTGAGCGGTAACCTTCGGCAGGCGCGTTCATTGCGCTAAGAAACATATCATAATTTTCTCTAATGTATTCAGGTGGTAGATTGTATTGACTTGATAACGCGTAAGATGCCGCTATTTTATATCCTTCGTCAATAGATATTCTTTCTTCAGCTAACGCAGTATTTAACGCCATGTATTGATCGTCAGGTAAAGTGAATCCCCATTTTTCTTCATTTTCTTTTTTTTCAATACGGCGTTGATCAAATTTTTCTTCTACAACCTGCCAATTTATTTTTTTATTATTACGCAGAACTGACGTATTAGGATTTAATAACTCTTGAGGTTTTTCCCAAATATCACTCACTTTATCATCTCCATTGAATTATTTAATACTTTAAGTACTTTTTCTGGTAGTTTGCCATTATAATGTTCTTTTAAAAATTCAATATATTTTTCTGGGTCTCTGTGAATGTAAGATGTTATATCATTAAACGATCCTGTAAAATCATTAGGCATCGGTAAATTTAATACAGATAAATTAACAGCAAGATAACTATTTCTATTATCTGTTTTATTTGCTTCCTCCCTTCGCTGTCTTCTTACAGCTTCACCGCCTATTGATTTCCATCCGTTTCCGTCTTTTTCTTCATACAACATTTCGTATTTACTATTATGTTCATAAGCTGTAGCTCTTATTTTTTTTGTTGGATCGTCTTTAAGAGTAAAGATAAGTTTGTTTGTAATATCATAGCCGTCCGGAGTTTTCTCAAATTCAACAGACGTAATATCGTTTAGAGAATAACCTTCGTATTTTTTTCCCATGTTTTTAAATTCGCGGACTAGTTCCGATTTATGCCCTGTTTTTAATTCTTCGATATTTCTGCTGTCAACACCGGTTATTGAACGTTCTCTATGTTGTAAATCTGTATAAATCGCTCCATCCAAACCATAAAGAGCTTTTGCCATAAAACTGGTTTGATCGCGTCCGTCTCTGCCTGCGTCTGCTTTAAAATCGCTTTTTCCGGTTATAGGATCAATTTTAAATATACCCAGAAGTTGACCGTTTAATTTTCCTAATTTGTTTTGGACTTCATTTACAATATCCTGCATATTAGTATTTTTTAAATCTTTAGCACAAACCACGTCCCAAACAATATTTTCAGCTTCTTTTTCTAACATTATTTTTTGCCAATCAGGCAGCTTAGAAAAGAAACGATCATCCTTTGTCATACCCTTAATAAATGAATTAACAGGGGCAATGGCATCTATTATTTCGTTATATTCTGGGTCTTTTTTTAAGTTATTTATTAGTGTTTCAATAAATATTCCAGCTATGGGATAATCCCTTTTCATTTGATCATATCTTCCGGTATAATTACCCAGTCCTCGTTCTTTTAAATAGTCATTTACAATATTTTCCCAAACTTCTTTCATTTGGTAAGGTATTTTTCGTTCATCGGGACTTTCTAAATATCCTTGTTTTGTGGCTATTATAGTTTCATTTAAAAGCGATTTTAAATCGTTCTCAATATTTTCTTTTCTTCCGCCGCCGCTGCTGTCAGGGTAAAGACCCGGCATCGCTTCGTACATACCTGCGATTACCGGTTTATGCGCCGGATTGTAATTATTACTGTTCTTTGCGTTATCTCGTTTTATAATACCTCGCTCTCTTTCAGTCTGCGCTTCGATTAATCCCCTAAGGTCTCCTGTTCTGATCGCGTCGTACGCTTTTCTCTGCCATGTCTCATGCTCGGTTCTAAGAATGTTATATTCCCTATCATGTATCGCTTTTGTAATAACTCCTTCCGCAGCTTCAATACGTTCATTTTTATTTGTAATCCATGTATCTAACATTCCTTCAGCGCCGCCTTTTTCATCAGCGAATAAGGATAAGTCACTTAGTTTTATTTTTAACCCTTCGAGTGCGTCATCTACATTTCTGTAATTATTAATATTGAGTTTTAATTCCTGATCAAAAACATGATTAACAAGATTTCCTAATTCCTTCGCTCTGGTTTCGGGATTCCATCTCATATAATCCGCGTGAGCCTCATAAGCGATCATCATCTTACCTAGCTTTTCTTTTGTATCTGTTTCTGTATTATTTAATTTATTAATTTCGTTTCTGTAATTTACTTCGGTTCTTTGAAACCGCCATTGATCAGCTTTTTCTAAACTATAATTACGCGCGTTTTCAACAGCTTCATTCTGCGCGTTAATAATCTTTTCTTTATAATAATTACTGGAATTTTCTGCTAACGCTATACCGAATCGACCTTTTATAAATCCATATAAATTGCCAAGATATTTATTATACGCTTCAGTATCAGATACTCCATCAACGCCGCCTACAAATTTATTGTCCCTAACATAATCCTCGATGTCAGTATTTAATTTACTCATTTCGTGATTGAATTGGAGCTCATTTTTTTCTTTGAGCTTCTCAGTGGTGTAACCGAAAACATTATTTGAGAAACGAGCTGCTTCGTTAAATGCGTCTAAAATTGATGGTCTTTGCATAATTACTCCGTTTCATCTTCTTTCAATTTGAAATGTTTCATACAAACAAGTTTAATTGCGTCTTCCGGTACATGTTTGTTTTTATCTGCTTCAAGATTGGTTCCAACTACCTGTTTTGTAACAGTATCCCAACAAAAAACTTGATCGCCTATTACAACACAATCTTTTAATTTAGGCATATTTCCCCCATGCTTGTTTTAAGAGGTATATGCTTGAATTGTGGAAATTTATCTTTTTATAAATGCTTTCCCGGCGCATAGACACTCCTACCCACATGTACTCACAATGTGGAATTTTGGTTAGTATCTATTGACGCCAGTTTTCTGGTAGCCAATATTTTTACTTAATTATATTTTAGCATATACATAATAATTTTGTCAAGGTTTATTATTTTTTTATAGATTTTTTTCAGATATTTTATTATAATGAAGATAAAGGAAGTCTAAATGAAATCAAAAATAATTTTTATTATACTACTGTTATTTTATCAAAATCTATACTCGCAATCAGAAATTCCACTTTTTAATGAAATGGATTTATTAATTAATAAATATGAATATGTTGTAGTAGAAATAACGAAACATAATTTTTACGTTGAAAGTGCGTTTTATGAATTACTTCCTGGTGGAAATGGTATTGGAATAGTTGTACCTTCGGATAAGATTCCAATGTATATGATTATTCTATTATATACAAATGATGTTTCAGATTTTAATGAATATATAGACAATGTAAAAATATTTAATTTAAGAACTAGAAGTGGAATAAATGGATTTGCAATTGAATTAAAAAAATATACTACTGATCTAGGTTGGTCAATAAATAGAATTATGTCAAAATGAATTTTATTTAAACATAATATCAAAATCATCATTCAAATTCATTTTTCTCTTTGAGCTTCTCAGTGGCGTAACCGAAAACATTATTTGAAAATCGAGCCGCTTCGTTAAATGCGTCTAAAATTGATGGTCTTTGCATAGTTACCTCTGCATTAATTTATCAATAAGGTTCGATAATAAATCATTTAATTGATTAATATTCTTAATCCAAATACCGATAATTATAATTATTATTATCTGTATGAATGTTGTTGAAAGCATAAATAGTGTCGTAATGCCGCTATCGCAAGTTGTCAGCATATTAGCCGCTTCAGTTGTAGCAATCGTTTCGTTGGCGAAAAGTTCAAAAAAAGATAAAGAAAATAAAACACTTAAAGAAAAAAATCGTTTACTCACTGAAATCCCCCTTACATTTGACGGTTTTGTTTACCGTGATAAAAATAACAATGCCTATTGTCCGGCTTGTAAAGATAATGATGTAAAATTTATACATCTCACTAAACATTCTAAAGACCTCCTTTTATGTCCTGTTTGCAAAATTGGATATAAAAGTGAAGCTTATTTAAATCGACCTTATCAAAAAAAAGCTGATTGGGATCCGCTTGATGATAATTGATATTTAACCGCTGGTTTCTTTCAAAAAAGTCTGACATGATTACTCCGTTACTTTTGGTTCATTAATAATAATTTCAGCGTCATATTCATCATTCATAAACGCTTCTATAACGCTATCAGGACAGTCTGATAATACTGTTTTCTTTTTAGGAAACACATATACATCTTTATTTTCTTTGTCGTAGCAATAAAGATATGAACCAAATGTTTTACATTTTATTGACATACATTCTCCTTTACTTCATATAACCAAGTTTTCTGAAATGTTCTTTCACTTCTTCGGGTACTTCGTCATCTTTCAATCTTTTTACGGTTATAATGTTGTTATTTTTTTTGTCGATATAATAAGACACTATCCATTCAAGGTCATTAAAATTAAAGTCTTTCCATTTTTCATTTTCTGTAATTTTTTTATTATTTGGCATATTCCCTCCATGCTTCTTTCAGGAGGTATATGCTTGAATTGTGGAAATTTAATTTTTTATTAATGCTTTCCCGGCGCATAGACACTCCTACCCACACTTACTCACAATGTGGAAATTTGGTTAGTATCTATTGACGCCAGTTTTCTGGTAGCCAATATTTTTACTTAATTATATTTTAGCATAAAACCGCAGGGTTTGTCAAGCGATTTTTTATCTTTTATTTGCGCTTTCCAATGGAGATATATATAAAATCATTGCTGGAATTACTAATATACCAGATATTTCCATTCTATAGACATGATATTCTATCATATCATTACCATGTTTGAAATAAACTGTTAGATTTCCATTTTCGTCTAATGTTTCTTTTATTAATTCATATTGCCTATCCAATTTGTATAGTAGAAGTTTTATTTCTACTAATGCTAGTTTAATATCTACAAACGAATAAGATTCTAAAACTTTTGTAAGCCTATTGTTTGAAAAACTATATCCTATATCTAAAGAAGCCCCATTTTCTAAAGAACCGAACGACGATACTTTATATGTATATACTTCTTGTACTCCATTTTTCTCTATTTTATCCGGCTGTCCTTTTGTGTGAATTAATTCGTTTTGATTTATTCCCCAAATATAATCATGAGCGAATAGGGTAGTGGAGAGGATTACGGTTAAAAATATTGAAATAAATAATATCTTTTTCATAAGATTATTTTCCATCTCATTATATAAAGCTTGGTCAAACTCCTCTGCTTATTTGATTATACAATTGGGTTAATGAAGGACTCTTTAACATTAAGTTTCTAAAATTTTCTATCAGGTCTACCATTCTTTCCAGCCATGTATTTTTATTATTATCAAAATGTTGTAATGTCTGACCAGTAAGGCGGATATCCACAATAAGGTTTTTTAAACCATGATATACTACTCTTAAATCCTTTAGTATGCCATCCTTGTCGTTATTTTTTTCTTTAAATTTAATCATATCATGCATAATTCTGATGTAGTAATTGTTACAAAGATGTATAGCAAAGTCTTTAAGACCTCTGTTTAGATGTTCTTCAATACACGCTTGTTGTTGAATAAATCTGTATTCATCTGCTTTATTGGCGGCATCATACATTTTGTTATAATGAAACAATGCATCCCTGAAATTTAAGTAAGGTGAAGCAATATTTCGTCTTACTGGAAGCGCGTCAAACAGCTCCTTGATTACTTTCAACTCATCAATATAGTCAAATAATTCCCCGGCTGTTTCATCAAGCGTCTGATTCATCTGTATCGGCAAATTGGTCTCCGTCCGGATATTGAATTAGAGGATAATAATCTTTTAAAGAAATAGCATCGCCAGAGATTACTTTCCCTGAAAGCTCGGTATCGTGGGTAAAGGTTGTGTCAGGATCGATATTCCACCGACTGGTCACCTGCTTCAAAGATTGCGTCGTACCAGTGATAATGCCAAGAAGCCGCAATAGTTGTTTTAAATTATCCCTCTGTGCCATTAACATTCTCCTTTGTTTTAATACTTTTCTTCTAATTCCCTAAAAGATTTTAGAACATTAATATTTATTGTATCTCGAAAAAAAATATTTTCAGGTATCAAACTGGCTGCAAATTTCTTATCACAGCCGTGTCTTGTTATTTCCTTAGTAAAAAGAAACAGTAATTTTTTATTAAAATTTTCCACTAATTTATTTCTATAACCCTCTAGCTCGTTTCTAAAATCGCTTACCGTCGCTTCCTCTGTGGCATATTTTAATTTCATAGCCATGAAAGATTTTGCGTATTCTTCATATCGCGGGTCAAAATCCTTTTTTTCTACCCAATTTTCAATGAGTATAGTTTCCCTTACAGCTTCTGAGAGGAATATTTTGGTAAAATGATATATAAATTCCTTATTGTCCATATACACGCCGGTTTTTCACGACGCTCCCCCTTTGGCTTTTGCCTTGTCTCAGGTGATGACTAAATCATTATACTATTCTTCGTCAAAAATAATCAATAGGTTTATCATCTTTTTCATGCTTTTTTACCGTTGAAACACCATTCTAACATATTTGTTAATTTTGTCAAGTCTTTTTATGAAAAAACCTCTCAATGTGGTATTTTCATATTCTCTCATTCTTATTTCCCGACTTGATTCCAGAAATTACCAAAACCAACACCGGCGCCAAAACCGCTGTTCGCGCCGCTTAACACACCTGTAAAATAATCTAAAAATTTATAACTTTCATGCTGCTGCATCTGCCAGTTGTAATTGTCCTGTCCTAGCTGATAAATTTGCTGATTGTAAGAATCCTGTGCGTCTTTTTCCTGAACGCGGTAACCTCCCGGCATCCATGACGCTCTTTCGCGGTTTATCGCATCTGCCGTTTGATTCGCGCCGGTTATCACCTGATTTAAATAATTACTGTTTTTTCTCTCTTGAAGATCGATATTACGTTCTAATCCTTGAGCTGCATAAGCGCGAATCATTTCTCCTGATGAGTTCCCGCGAGTGCCGCTCGCTCCTTCCGCGGCGATAGAATCTCCGATGGATGAGCTTGTTTGAATCCGCGCGTCTTGTATGCCAAAAGCCTGAGCGAGTAGGTTAGTATTATAATCATCGAATGTTAATCCAAGCTGAGTATCGAGTCCTTCTCTTTGAATATCGAGTTGACCTATTGCTTCATCTTTTTTAAGATCAAACATTCTATCGCTGTATTGTTTTCCGTACTCATATTGTTTTCTGGCGTTTTCTTTTTCGCGTTCTAGTTTTTCCCTCTCGTATTTTCTATCTCTCCACTTACTTAATCCTCCGATTCCGGCGCCTAGACCGGCTCCAAGTAACGCCATCCACCACATATTAATTAACCTCCGCGTTCACAGCTAAAATTTTACAACGTGTTGGTTTCTCATGAATCAACTCAAAAAATACGTCTCTCTCCCAGCTGCCCGGGAACATACATTTCCATACGCCCGAATACGGCTCCTCGCAGGTAATTGTATCGGTTACTCCGTTAGGAAGCGATTTTAATTTCGGCGTGTAGCTGTCAAGAAATCTGATTAAAATATTTTTAATTACAGTCGGTTTCATCTTATTGTTTGAAAGAACCGGCATACTGCGTATTCGGCTTGTGTAAGGATATCCGATAAAACATTTATCGGAGGCATCAGGCAGCGGCTCTGTCAATTTATAAACTTTATATTTTCTCTCATCCTGCTCATTCATTTCAAATATGACAGCTTCATCTGAATATCCGCTTCTGTCTCCGTCCCACTGTTTGAAACTGTCGAGGTAGACATTGGATTCACTTTCAAACAACTCAAGATGATAAGTACCGTCTTTTTCAACTATCAAATAAATATCGTCATAACCGCTTTTCCCGGGTATAACTGCGAGGCTCTTGGCGTTTCCGGAACCTAAAGAAATTCTGTTCCACGCGAATACGCCGCTTGATCGGTCGTAAAGAAGTGTGACCATTTTACCATCCGCGCGCGTTATGATAAGTTTTGTATACGGCATTGTTACAACATCGAAGTCAACCGCTTCGCAGTTTTTGTTTTCCCTGAGCATCTGCGGCGCCAGTGCAAGAAGATCGTTTGTACGGAAATAATTATCAGCTTCCGGAATGTGATATTCGACCAATCCTTTTTGACCATCTCGGAAAAATAAAACCGCGTCGCCCGCGCTTGTAGCCTGTATTTTTGAGCTGCCGTAAAAACTGTTTAAGTACGCACTTACATTTACAGCTGTGATGTTGGAAGGAATAATATACTCCGCGCTTTCAGTGCCTACAATAAGGTTCTTATTCTGGACTAACCAGCGAATATCATCGTTTCGGTCGCTTGCAACCTCGAAAGTAAATCCGTCTTCAGGAGTAGGGTAGTCGTCTCTAATTTGTTCTGATGTATAGATAGGGATAAAGACATCACTACCCATACCTTCCATTTTAAAATTGACTAATGATTTTATATTCGGTATGTAGTCATAATATATTTTTCCATTTTCTAATTTTGGATCTGAAAACCTCATGTATTTTTCAATAAGAGGTTTCCATGCGTCAATTACTCTTTCATATTCACGACCATAATTGGATGGTTGCTGACCTACTAATGCTGTACAAGAATCATGAATGAATGAGTAAAGTTTTGAATCAATATTACCTTCATCAAAATATTTAGCAAAATCATTTGGTAATTCAATTATTCTTTTAGTATCACTATAGTCTTCACTTAATACTGCTTTAAATACACCAATATTAATATGAAACTTGAACACACCAGATCCTTTAGGAAATTCAGCAAAAAATTTTACTTCTGTTGCCATTGCGTTATTTTTACTTGTATACTCAGATGATAATAAATCTAATCTTTCTTTTATTCGTTGAATATCAACATCATCCATTTTACTAATTATATTTTCTGCTTTTCCGTCCATGTCGATATACCAAATTCCTGTTCCGACAGTTTTACCATTTTCTACTTTAGTTCCTTCGTATGGCAGCGTAGAAAATCTTATTCCCGGTTTAAAGTAAATGGAATCAATTGTATAATTCCATGGTACCGATGTTATTTTTTCAGCTTCTTCTTTATTTGCTAATTGGATTCTTTCTGCATTATTTAAGAGTTTTCCATAAATTACTTTATATTCTCTTTTTTCTGTAATGAATGTTTTATATGTACAAAAATTATTAATATCATTTACTTTAGAAAAAAAGAGTCTCTGTCCTCTTTCATTTGTAGAGGCGAATACTATCCTGCCGTTAAAGAACGTAACGCATCCGGGATATTGACCGGATTTTTTTAAGTAACCATTTTTAGAATAGACTTCGTCATTTTTTTCAATATCGGTCGGAACAAAATCTTCTGAATGAATAAACTTCTCAAGCGTTCTTATATAAAAGAAATTAATTCTTATTCCCCATGATTCAAAATCAATTTGAATCGGCGGATGATTTTTATGAGCCAATACCATCATTCTGAAATTTTGTGCGTGTTGAATTAAAGGAATTTCATCATCGCTGTAGAGTTTATTTTTTAATGTTTCTTCTAGGATATCATCTTCAGTATTAAAATCTTTATTTGTAAATATTATCTTAGGTTTATTCCATTCACCAACCCTGTAAATAATAATTTTCTCGTTTATGAATATTACTAGATACGCTTCGTCACGGCTTAAAACAAAAGGTATTATTCTAATAGGTATTATTGCTTCACCTTTTTCATCTTTAAACACGACAGGGATTCTTTTTGTTCCAGAACGTCTTTCAATTCCGCCTGTTGGAATGATATCGAAGTTTTCGATTAACGATGCGCCGCTGTAATACTGCGGTAAATCTGTTCTGCCGAATAAGGTATTTGAAAGCTCGCCGGATGAGAAGTTAGTAATTAACATAGTTTACTCCTTGTTTTTATTAGGAGTCCTATGTCTTTATAACGGTAAATGTAATTAAAAACGATTTCCCGGCGCATAGACACTCCAACCCACACATACTCACAATGTGGAATTTTAGGTTAGTATCTATTGACGCCAGTTTTCTGGTAGCCAATATTTTTACTTAGATCATTTATAACATAATTCTGTAAGATTTGTCAATAAATTTTTTGTTATTTTTACTTAGGTTTTCCCATATTCACGTTATTATTGTAAAAATTAAAACCGATGTAAATATATGGTTTTATACCTAAACCAAACCAATCTGAAGTATTAGGAAATGAATAACTTTCTACAGGATTTTCAATTGTTTGATGTCTGTAAAATTTGAAATTAAATATTGAGCCGAAACCTATATGCATAATATCTGTAACATCATAATTAAAGTCTAAATTAACTCCCAGACCCATATAATAGAATTTATACATTGATAATCCATAATTAATTATTCCTCTATTCTGCGCATATCTCGTTCCCAGATTAGCAGTTAAATACGAAAAACTAAAACCCGCACCCAGATTAAGGTTAAATTTTTCTTTAAAAGAAAATCTAAACGCCGGACCAACAATTAAATTATATTTAAACATCATATCAAAATCTTTGACAGTTAAATAATATGCTCTCTCATTTCCATTTACAACTTTTGAAGACGTGGGAGCTAAAAAAGATTGCTGTACAAACAGACCGATTTTCTTTCCATTCCAGAATTGATTAATTTTTATATTAACTCCTGAGGAGTTCATATATGACCATTGGTCGCTGGTTTCCGTATTTTTACTTGTATCAAATTCTAAATGATTTTCATTTTCATAACCGACAGAGATAAATGTTTCGGAGAGAGTGAAACCAACCGTAGTGATGAGACAGGAAAGTAATAAAATTATGATTATTTTTTTCATAAATTAATTATAATTTTAATTACTAATTTTATCAATATTACATCCCAATCTCATCAGTCCACCATGTGTCCTCTTTAATCTTGGCGGCTCTGGATGAGCGGCTGGCGTCAACTGCCTCGCTTTTAACAAGCAATGATTCCTGCAGCATCTGCGAGTGCAAGTTAGGCTGTTCCGTGGCTTTCATGGCGAATTTGGATGCAAGCTTTTTCTCGATATATTCATAAAACTTGGCTTCGTACTGAAGCTCGATATAATCAGGGTAATCGTCTGTTGGCGACGGTTCTGCCGGCAGCTCGTCTTTAATATCCGCAGGTCTGCCCGGGTAGAGCGTTATCTCAGGAACAGTGCCGGGCGGACCGGCTGTAAGATATTCCATGTCCGGCTGCTCGCCGAGTTTCATTGAAATTACCGATACAGGGCGCAGCGTTCTGCCATTAGAAACATATAACAGCTGTGCTTCCTGAACATCTGTAAGAATGAGTCTGTCTTCGACAATAAAGAATTCGTTATCCTGTAATTCGATAGGCTTCGCGCAGTCAAACGGCATATCGTAAGCGAATTTATATTTCTGGTTACGCATTATAGGTCTGCCTGTAGGCAGCAGTTTCTCGCGTTTTCTGCCGCCAACCCATTCGACTTCAGAGAGCGCTTCCAAGAAAGTAGCGAGGTAGTAAGATTTGCACAATTGATAATTTGAATTTTTCTCATTAATATCAGAATCTGAAAGCGGATTCTGTCCTGTAGCGTACAGCGCGCGGTTAACGATATCCCTGTTCATTTTCATAAAGTTTTCAACTCCGCGATCGCTGAGTCTCTTGCCGCAGCCAATGTTTTAACTGCATCAGGAACTTCTGCGAATAGATCATTATTATATTTTATGCGGTCAATAGCGTCATCGATTCTTTTTATTCTTTCAGTAATTGTAATAATCTGATCAACTTTGGAATTATTACCTTCAAATATTTCTGTTATATTCATTTTATTTTCTCCTTAAATAATTCTACCTGCCCGCTAAAGGCGGACAGGTTAGATTTTTACAGATTACAGTTTGGATTCTATTCTCTGTTAAATAATTTCTATCATAGGTTCAGAGTAACGGCTTATGCCGTTCACCTCCTTACCTAATATCAGGTTATAAACTGTTACCCATCTGAGATAATTTTTTTCATTCAAATCCCATACTGTTAGAGTCTTTTCCGCTTGTAGTTCGTTAAATAGCGAACTAGATATCGAAACCGAATCCGGTTTAACATCACGGTATTCCGCGATGTTTCCGGACATTACATCCACGAGAGTAAACTCCATAAGAGTAAACTCCTCAGCCGCGCCGCCGTCATCCTGAGCCGACACAAAGCCGGTCAAGAATACAGCCGTCAGTAATAGAAAAATTAACTTTTTCACATTACCCCTCCTAGAATAAAATGCACGGTTAGTCGAAGGTCTTCCAACCCGCCTATTTTCCTATTTTCCGACCGCTTACCGTTATATCAAGCAGCTATTCACTGCCGGACATACTATTTATCTTCCACCGGCTCGAAGTGTGGAACTTCCAGTTTTTGCCAGGAAGTGATGATATCACCTTCCCTGTGATAATCGCCGCCGAACGTACAGTCGCACTTACAGCGATAACGATAGGCTTTCGTTTCCTTGTCAGCTAGCGGTTGTTTCTGCTGCTGGTTTTGCTGTTCGTTATTACTTTTAAATATTCCCATTTAACCCAGCCTACTTACCCAGGTAAGAATTGATAATCGCCTGAACCTTCCCATCGAAGTTTCCGCCGATAGCCGCTTTGAGATACTTGAACTTAGTTTTAGGAATAGGCAGCCCGTAACCGTCGTTGATCATCTCCGGCGTTACAGTGCCGCTTTCTACGATTGTTTCGTAGGCGCCGCTTTCTGTGTCGCTTCCTTTAACTGAGAGCTTTACACCGTCTGCGCTTGTGATTGAACCTTCAGGCAGCTTAAGATCGACAGTCATGCGCTCGGCTGAAGCTTCGCCCATGTTGATAGTATTCGGATAATCCCCGGCTGCGCTCAAGGTTCCGAAGTCGTTAAACGCGTCATAATGAAACGCAATGTTACTCATTTATTAACCTCCTTAAACGAGAGCGCTCTCTTTGCTGGTGATGGCATCCATACGGCGGCAGCGAAGGTCGCGGATATGGGTGATCGGTTTACCCCAAGGGTCAGCCGCGGTGTAAGCGACGTTTTCTTTATCCCTTGCGGCTTTGTCGATTTTCTTGAGAACATCGACATTGGAATACATGGCGTAAGTTGTCGCGCCTTTAGGCAGCTTGTAACTTGCATCGATAATGATATCGATAAGGTCAGCAGCCTTGATAGTTTTGATCGGTATGTTGACAATGCGGATTAAAGCATCCGGAGCTTTGACTGTAATACCGTACTGCGCGGAAAAATAATCCTTATACGCCGGGTATTCGTTGCCGTCTTCGTCTTTAACATCCACAAGCCCGCGGTCTTCTCTGGTTATACCGACAGATTTTGATCCTTTCGGATAAATCATGTGAAGCAGATCACGACCGAATGCGCAAAGATAGATACTGGTTGTTTCACTTCCGTCACCTTCCGCGTTCACAACATTTTCATCAGCAAGAGTATTGCGTCTGCGCAGAAGCCCTTCAAACTCTTCAGGTTTTCTTTGATCACCGTTAACGATAGTGTCAGCCTGAGTTAATCCCATTCCTTTAATGATGCCTGTCGCTTCGCTCATGCGTGCTGCATTTTGATTTCCGGAATGTTCAATCATTGCCGCGTCCACTTCGGAATACTCCGCGAGCATGGCGATACGGTCTTGAATGGGTGTGGTCTGAGTAGCGACCTTACCGACACCTTTATTATAAATACGGTGTTTACCCATGGCTTTAATATTGCGCTGAGTCGCGATATTTACGATTCCGTTATTACACTCAAACGCCGGAGCGTCGATCATAAACTCGTTTGTCGTGCGCAATAATTCGATAATGTTAAAAGGATCAGGAGCGTTGGCGCGTCTTGCGATTTCCAGCGCTGTCATCTGATCATTCATATTCAATGTTGGCATTGAAATTCTCCTTAACTGTTATATAAGGAGCCTCCGTCTTCAATAGATTTTAAGGAGGCGCCTGCTCCATCACCTTTGGCGAAACCGCTTTCTGCGGTCATCTTTCCGTAGTTGATAAAGGCTTTGACAATTTCCGGCTCTCCGGATAATCCCGCATTGGCGATAAGTTTCGCGACGTTTGGACCTGCCGCGGATAATCCCCGCGTCAGATGTTCCATGTTTGCCTTGTATTGTGATCCGTATTCTTTTTCAAGAGCGGCAGCGGTTTCGGCTTGTTTTTGTTTAAGCTGATCCTGATACGCTTTTTGATTCTTCGCTCCGATTTCGTTCAGGCTTTTCATCATTGATACCGCCTGAGTTTCGGTCAGGTTCGCCGAGAACGCGGCAGCTGCGAATGCAGCTCCTTCCGCGTCTTTGTCTTTTGCGAAACTGTAATCATTGGCATTTTTAGGTCTGCCTGCTTTTTCCCAGAACTGCGCAACCGCTTCGGGGGTTGCGTCCTTTCCGGGAATAACAACGCCTGCGGTTTTTCCTTCAAGGTCAAGATACGCTTTGGCAAGTTCACCCAGCTTAGGAAACTTTGCGAACTTTGCTGCGATATCGGGATTGTCGCGAAACTCCTGCGGCAATTGGTTTGCCCACGGAGCCAGTTCATTTTTACCTGTTTCGTTTCCGGAAGGTTCTCCATTAGCTTTTTTCCCTGGATCGGGTTTAGCCGCAGGTTCACTGCCATTCGCGCCAGCCGCTTCCGGTTTTCCGCCGAAAGCGTTATTGAGTAAATCCGCGTTACCGGCTTGCTGGCTGCCGTTATCCGCTGATCCGTCGGTTCTAGAACCGTTTGTGTTTACTCCCTCATCCGCAAACCATTGCAATGGTATACACAATGATTTTCCATCAGGTTTCATCATATTATTTTCCTCCTCCGGCAGCGGCGGTTTCAAACGCAGTTTGCGCGATAAAGTCTGTTAAGACTTTTTCGTCCCTTACTCCCAGCCGTTCCCGAATAAAATACTTTGCGTAGTCATTCAATATTTTTTCGCGTTTTGTATTCGCGTCTGTATATAAACGTAAATCCGTTAAAAGCATATTAAGCACGATTTTGCCGTCATCGGTTCCGAATAACCTCTGGCAAGTCTCAACTAACATTTCGTTTTTTTCATCGTCAGATAATTTTTTGTTATTCCAAAAGTTGTTAATTTTGTTTTTCATTGCATCCCTCCAGCCATTTGATTATTTAACTCCGATAAGGTTGATCCCGGGTGTACAGGTTCATTTAATTTGTTAGCGTTCCCCATGATTTGTTTTTGCGTTTCCATTGCCGCTGCCATCTGCTGCTGCTGTGCCTGCTGCTCGGCTCGTTCTTTACGAAGCGCTTCGATATCTTTATCCTCGCGGATCGCTTCCTGCGGAAATCCCAGTCCTTCAAGCCCTCGTTTCATCGTCGCGTCGAAGTCCACAACATCAAGAGCTGTCGTACCTGATACTTGCGCGATAGAACCAATTAAATGTATTGCTTGTTGAATACCTGACGATTCGTGATATTTCTTCTGCGCCTGAGCGAGCGGTCCCATAAAATCAACCTTCATCTGCGCTCCGGTGTTAGTAAGACTAGCAGGCGGCTGAGGTATTTTTCTTTGTTTGTAAATAAGATTAAAACTGCGCTGGATTATTTTTTGTAATGACTTATTTAAAATAACAACGACATCCGAGAGGACAGCTGCTTTCTCGCCTTGCATTTCCATTACTTCCGTAGCAGTCATCTTTCCTTCTTTCCGTTGTAAGGCAAGGAAAAAATCAACAAAGAACCAGTCTTTAATCCGGTCTTCGATATCGTGATAAATTTCCAGTGTGATAGGAAAGTTAATCCCTGTGTTTATCGGAGAAATAATTTCATGCGGTTTTGAATAATAATTATACGCGTTAGGTACAACATTAGCAGGACCTTTCATGGATTCAGGTACGTTATACGCAGGCGATCCCGCCATCTGCGCGACTTTTAATTTTTGCTCATCGATTTTATTTAATATGCGGATATCGTCAAGCGCGTGTATCGACGGAGATTCTCCGTATGGAGTTCCTGATACAGGCTCCCAGATAAAAACAGCGAATGGGAATTCGTTGTATCCCGATTCCATTAATATTCGATCTTCACCTTCGTCAATATATATCGAAGCGTAAGGCATTTTCTTCGCGTCTGTAGAATCGCTGTCATTATCTTCGCGCTTAAAGACAGCATGAATAATTGTTATTTCTTTATCTAAATCACTGGGTCCACTTTTTAAATATTCTTCTTTTTGATTTTCACTTAAATTATCAAATCCAAAGAACTTCTGAGCGTTTTCTAACGACATTGTATATCTGCGGTAAATAGTATCGACTTCATCATATTCATCTATACCCAGTACATATTCCTGCTTCTTTAATGCGGTAAAACGTAACCTGTTGTCTCCAACAATCTCATCAATCATCATAACGCCGTCTCCGTAAAGAACTGCGTTATTAATCATTATTCCTACTTGTTGATACAGATTTGACCGCGAGAACTCCGCGTAAAGTTTTCTCTCTACCTGCTCAAGCCAGTCTTTGGCGCCGTAAATACTGTCAACGTGATGCTGGTCTTCAAACGTGAGTTTCTGCCATACGATATTAGGGGAGATTGAATAACCCACAAGCCCTGTACGCAGAGTACGCGCGAACTGTGTCGGTCGGGTTGTGAATCGTTTTGATCGTTTTGGAATTTTATCCTGGGGATTATCCCAGTTAAGAACGGAAGGAGCGACGTACTTTTGAACGTCCTTCCAGTCAGATAGGCGTTTATCCCTTTCTTTCTTTAAACGTTCATACTGTCGCTTGAGATCAGCTACCCTGTCTTTCTCGCTTACGCTTTCCCGGCGCATAGACACTCCTGCCCGCGGTCATTACGAACGCGGAAAATAGGTTAGTATCTATCGACGCCAGTTTTCTGGTAGCCAATATTTTACTTACTCTTTTTATAACATATATTTATAAAACTCGTCAAGAGTTTTTTTTTATTATTTTTAATCCGCAAGAGGATCGTAATATGCTGACTGCTTCACTCCGAAATTCCAGTTGCCGTTTTGTTTGCGCAGCGCTCTTCCTGGGAATTTAACAAACTCGCTCATACAGGCGTAACGCGTTTCATCGTAAATGTGATCTTCTAGTTTACTGTTGATGTCTTCAGGATTATTCGGGTCAGGCGTAAGAACCGGAATTGTTCTTATAAAATCAACGCAATGATCGAATATCAACATCATAGGCTTTCCGTCCTCGCCTGTTGTTATCATCTGCTGATGAACTTGCATAAGTCCGTTTATTCTTTCTTTTACCGCTTTTATCATTTTAAAACCTGCAGCTTCCCATTTTTCCGCTGTACTTGGGCTGTCATCATCTTTATTCCACATCGCTCCGTCAGCTATAACCTCTGTTATTCCTTCTGAGACGGCATCTTCCCATGCTTTAGCCGCGGCTTCCTCGGCTCCCATCCTTATTCCTGTATTTGATTCATGCTTCGCGCATCCGTACCATTCGCCGTAACGTACCATGCGTCCTTCAGAATTAACAGCCCATTTACCAAGGCTGAACGGCGCCGCGTATCCCCAATCCAATGAATAAAACCGTTTCCATTTTCCGGAAGGAAGCGCGAATGGTTTGACAACATGCCTCTCTCTGCGGAATTCATCAAATACTTGTCCTGCGAATACGTCCCAGTCACCTTCAAGTAATGCTCTGCGAAGATGTGTAGGCAGCATTTCAAGGCGTTTTAAGTACTCTGGATCGTTATCAAGAAGTTTTTTATTATCTTGAATTAATGCCTTTACGAAACTTCTTGTAAGTCCATCTTTTGTTTTATATATTTTTCCCGGTTCATAACCGTCAATTAATCTTGTTTTAATCCATGCGTGCCCGGGACCTCCGGGATTCGCCGTCCCGCGGATATAACATGGAGCTCCTGCGGCACTTCTTGCTCGGCTCATCATATATCGCCAGCAGTAATCAGTTGGATAATTCCCCAGCTCGTCAAATCCTATCCATGTGTATTCCTGTCCCTGATACCGCGTAACGTCGTCGTCTCTCTCAAGGAATCGAAATTGTAGTTTGGAACCTGTTGGAAAATAAAATGTTCTTTCCACTTTATTCCATCGGGCGCCTAACGGTATATATAATTGCTTCGCACGATCAATTATACTTTCAAGCTCAGGATATGTCCTTCTGAATAATATTCCTTTCCAGTTCTGCCGCCATTTATTACAACCGGAAAGAAAATCTATTAACAGAAAATCGCTTTTTCCTCCGCCTGCAGCTCCGCCGTATAAAAGTTCAAATGAATTATTCGCCAGCGCTTGCGCTTGTCTCTTCTGGGGGCTCCAGAGTTCCTTCATCCTGCGCTCCTTCTAAATCATCTTCATTAAATAATTCTTTTTGTACCGCGGTTATAAATGAAATGTTTCCGATGTCGTTTCCTGTGACAATTGTATTTATAGGTTTACCGTCTATCCTGTCGAATATATATTTAATCGCTGTAATTTCATTCTTGTATACCGCAAGCTGCCATAATTTTTTCGCGAGCGCATCTTTACATTTCATTCCTTCCAGTTCTTTTAATTCTTCGTTTTCTTTTAAATGTTCAGGAAGTTTAATTCTTTTATTTCCGTATTTAGATAACACTTCTGTTAGACTTGTATCTTTTTTCGGACGCCCGTGAGGATTATTAGTTTTTCCTTTTGGTAACGGCATTAAGCTCTCCATAACAACGCAGTTGTATTTTACTGCAGGAAAGCTTCAGACTGGTTTGTTTGTTTTCTTTTGTTAATCAGAAATTTTTCCGAACCAAACACCTTCCGAGCTTTCCTTCTTGTGTTCGGACTTCGGTTTTCCGATCATCCTATATATTTTTTATATAATATTTATTCTTTTTTGTCAACTTTTTATTGTTTTTTTCGCTTTTTTTTAATTAGTGTAGTACTTTGTGTATTATTAAATACTATATATTAACAATTATTTATTTGTATATTTTATTAATATACACATTTCATTACACTGTTACACTTTTTAATGTAAATCGTTATATTATAACGATTTAGCGAGTGTAGGCAGAAGTGTAGTAGTGTAATACCTATTACACTTTTTCATCTTTTTTATAGGAAAATGCCCTCTTTTTAAGAATATGGAAGCGGAATTTTCCCCTTCCTCATCTGCTTTTAATCTTTTTTTTACGTTAGTGTAGTGATTTTGCAATACCGTCACTACACTTCAGGCGCGGTGAGTAAATGAGATAAATTATATATTTTGATTGTTGGACATCTTTGGACAAAGCGCAGCTAAAGCAGCGCGCTTTATCCGCCGCCTTTATCCGGTAGAGGAGGAGAGGAGCCTATGAGTTTTATATTAAGATAAACGATTCCCTTATTCGTCCTTTTTTTCTCTTTAATATGAACGCTAAGATGTTCGCCGAATTTACTCTTGCCCATCTTCTTTCTAATATTTTCTTTATCGCACCATAATAAAAAGTTTTTAAATAAATCGTCTACCTCTTCGCCGTTGCCCGGAGATACTTCAGTATTCTCTTTAACCCAGCGTCCGACTAAGTCCTGACTTTCAAGATATTCTTTGCTCGCTTCATCGATTACTTCGCATTTTGGAAACGCCTTAGCTCCTCCGCTTCTTTTATAATAAAGTCCTGCGAAATATATTAACAGCCGCAGTATTTGCGGCGCTTCCTCCAATAATTTGATTTCCAATTTATCTACAATTTCATCGTTTGGAACTGTGTAATCAAATGGTACTAATCTAATACGCCTCTGCGCCGCGATACCGGCATTTTTTATTGTTAATTTATGATTAGTTCCTACCGCTAATTTACAGACAGCGCGTAATATAAAATCTTTTTTAAATTTCCTCTTTGCGCTGACAGGCTCGCTCGTTGTTATTTCTTTTATCAGTTTCATATTGAGCTGCCCTTCCGCTGCGTCCGCGAGTACTCCCAAGCGGATTCCGGGAAGATTGGCTAAATCGAATTGGCTTGCGAATCGGTTCTCTATTACTATATCCTGCGCGATAGGAGAAGCGTAATCGCCGAATATCGCCATCATTAATTTTAATAAAACAGATTTTCCGTTTTGCCCGCCACCGTGAAAATTAACGAAGAACGAGGCACCTGTTTCACCTGTCAGGCTGTATCCGAAATAAAATAAAATCCATCTTGCTAAATCCATCCGTTCTTCATTTTCATTTATATCTTCATTATATTTGCTGGTTATTTTTCTCATGAAGTTTTCAAACAGCGGAGGTAATTTCGGCTGATTTCCTTCGTCTTTTTTTTCCATGTCAGAGGGTTTACATAACATGCTTTTTGTAATGTAATCTTCCGGCTCAACAGGACGCACTTCGCCTGTTTTTAAATTGTATAAATCTCCCTGACAGTTTAATAATTCAGGTAATGTATCGAACGTCTCATAAGGTATCGTTATTCTTTTATCACGCTTTAATATCGTCATCATCGCGTTGATGCCGCTTGAGCTTAACAAGTGCCGCGCGTAACGTACTCCTTCATGATATTCCTCTGTCGCGTGTTCAGCTAACAACCTGCCGTAGTGCCTTACAATCCACTGTACCATGCTCTCAGCATATTCTTCTCCCTTCCAGCATCCGTCTTCAGAAGA